CTTTTTGTTGTTTTTCTTGTTCGAATTGTTGTTGAAACTTTTCCATCTCGATCATTTTCTTTGCGTATTGTTCAGGAATATTTTGTTGCACCAATTCGTCAATTCGTGCTTGCTCCTGCATCGCTTTAAAATCATTGATGAAATCATTTATGTTATCAAATCCGTTTTCTTTTGCTAAATCTTGTAAGAATAAACGACCTGGATCGTTTTGTAGTTCTTGTAATTGTGTTTGAACCTTGTCATAGTTCATACCCTTTTGGGCTAATATTGTCGCTTCAGATAAAGGAATTTCCTTTTCTTCACCGTTGTATTTTAGTTTTAATAATTGTTCTTGTTGTTCTTCTGTTAGAGTAGCTTCTTCTTGTGCACCAGATTCTTCACTCTCTATTTGTTCATTACCTTCTGCGTTTGTGTCTGCATCATCCGTTGGTATATCGTTTGATGGTTCTTCAAAGTCATCAGGTAAAATTGCTTCGTAATCATCATTTTCAAACATCGTAACTCTCCTTTTCCCTATGGTTGGGGAATAATTTGAATTTAGACAGTTTAATGACATATCTAGGTCAAAACAAAAAGCACATCAACTAATACGGTGGTTAGTTAAAGTGCTTTATTTCACTTCAATATCACAATTTTCATTTGTTGCAACTTCCCAATCATCTTCAAGAATCCCAGAAAGTGTAAATAAAATATCAGTCGTATCTAGAAAGTCAATCACTTCACCAGTTTTAGTGTGGATTTCAATCTTTCCGTACTTGTAAACCCAATAACCACGCCATACTTTACGTTTAATCGGCGTTCCTGCTATAAAAGTAGGGAATAACTCTTTAAAGGTCATTTCTTTTCTCCCTTCTTATTTGAATTAACTTGCTTTTCTTTAATGTCTAACTCTCTATGCTTCAAGTTAATTTCTTCTTGTCGTTGAATGTGGTCAACTTGCTGTTGTTGTGCTTGCTGTTCCTCATTCATTTGTTGTTGCTGCATCTGTTGTTCTTGTTGCATTTGCATTTGTTGTTGTTGCTGCATTTCCATTTGTTGTTGCTTCGCTTTCAATTCTTGGAGTAGATCATCTTTCTCTGGTATCATTCCATCTGGCATACGCTCAATAAATTGAACTGCATCAATTAACCCTTGACTTAGCATATTTGTAAGTGTTTGTTGTGAAGCGATTTCACTCCAATAAGACGATTCACCAACATCAGCACTAACATTTAGCCATAAGTCTTTTAATTTATTAAAATCGTACATCACTAATTGTCTTTTACTCTCTGTCATTGGTGTTCCATCAGGATTTAATTGTTCTTCACCTGTCATTGGGTCAATTTTAGGCATTTCAACCTCTATTTGCATTGGTCGTTGACCGTAATATGTTCCCATCATGTCAAGTAGAATCTCTCCGATGTCTTCAGTCCATTGATAAGCGTTTGCTTTAGGGTTCTCTAATGGAATAGCTGCACTCTTTTGCACTGCAACAATAGCAGAAGTGTTGTCAGGTCTAACGTTACCTAGTGAAGTATCGTTGATCCCTAACATTTCCTTTGTCTTATCAATTGCAAGCTCTAATACTTGTACAATTTGACCACTCATATTCCCAGGTTCTAAGTAGCCTGCGATATTACGGATGTTTGTGCCGATATCACTACCAAAAATAGGGATAGCAGCACCAATCTCATTGTTCCATTCAGGTACGAAATCAGCGTTGTACACAGCTTTAGGGAAGGCTGTATTCATTAGATGATACATGACCATTGCAAACATACGATTAATGAAGATTTGGTTAGGAAGAATTGCTCCACACTGACTAATGCCATGATAAGAGCCTTTACGCTTCTCCCAATTCATCCAAGCAACAGGGTATTTAGTCATTCCTGTATCCCATTCTTCATAAATGTAAGACTTCTCGGTACTCTTTGAAGCAAATACTGTTTCAACTTCTTTCCCATCTTTCATTACCTTGCGTTTCTCATATAAGATAATGTATTGAGCTTTACCATATCCATCAGCATCCACTTCTATTTTCCCACTATCTCCTGCAGAATCTAATGTTGTTTGATCCTCTTGTACTTCACTTGAATCAGTTTTCATCATCTTTGTTAGTTTTGCGTACTGTTTCTTTTCTTCTTGTAACTTCTTAACCATGTCACGACCACTAATAATGATATAAGGTTGCGTTTGAACATCGTTGTTGTTCGCATTACCGAAGTAAACATTAGTCCCATCTGCTAATTCCATGCAAATCTCACCACTTACTCCTTCTACCTTCATACCATTAGCAAGGGTCACGACATCCCCAAACGGTTTCTTATTTACATCAAAATAAAAATGCGCTGCTGCATCGCCAGTATTGGCTGCATCAAACAACGCATCTTTTAATTTAATATCGAATTTAAATTTCTCTAATAGGTCATTAATCTGTTTAGTTGCTAACTTACTATCATCGAATTGATCTTCTTGTATACTATCTTGTAGCTCTTCCAGGTTGATCTTCGTCTTACCACTCGTTAATGAAGCGACTAAAAATGTGATGACCCTACGAATGATATTAAATACTGGTTGTGGCATGTCATCTGCATCCACATTACGCCATTGATCGCCATTAAAGAAAGCCCAGTTTGTATCAACCATATTATAATAGTTTGGTTTTAATTGATTATTGTATTTCTTCCCTGCTTCATAAAGTTTCCAGGCTTTTGTTTTATCCATTAGTTCACCTTCTTACCGTATGCCTTATGCTCATCATAGGACATTAGATTATTAAACTGTCGTGCTTTCTCTATTTTTTTTAATCGTTGTTCCTCATCTTCAATTACAATCGCTTTAGGAGCGTTCTTCTTGCCTAGTAAATACCCTGCGCCTAGTATTAGTATTAAACCAATAGTTGCGCCCATTCCTGATAAGAACAAAGCCATTTAAACACCTTCTTCTTCTTTCTTATCTCGTAACTGAATAGTTGTTACAAGTGTTTCAGGATCTGTTAGTATCACAATCTCTTGGTCTAAATCGAATGTATCTTCTGGTTTAATCTCAAACGTACCACCTAAAGCCTTTAACATATTCGCTACTAATATTAATAATTCATCTTGTTTTTTCATTTACTCACCTTTTTCTTATTCTCGAAGTATTCTTCAATCATGCTTGCTAATACTATTTCAGTACCTTTTTTATAAGGTGTATTGTTAATAAAATTTTCTTTAATTTCTATTAAATCTGCTTCTTCTTGGTTGGTGATAATACCTTTTTCACTTAAGATTGATAACATTGCTAAAAATAACGCTGTAATTTCCACCATCTCACCACTTTGTTATAGATTTTATTCGAGGTTTCTTCCCTGTTAACTGTCTAACCATCTTCTCGTGTTTCTCTTGTGGTGTCGGGTTGTCAGGATCGCTTTCCTTATCCAACTCTGCATAATGATATATAAAACGATTTAAAGCCTGTGACATTGCATCAACTTGGTCATCGTTCTTACCATTTGGAAATGCACTCGCTTCATCTAAGAACGTTGTTAACCATGATACATTAGAAGGTAAGTACACATGACCACTCTCAATATGATCTGATACTGCGTTTACCCTAGCTACCTTACCACCTTGTGGATTAATCGGTATCACACCACTTATCTTTCTTCTTAACATACTCACGATCGCAGACCCATTTGCTTTATCCTCTACAATGATCGTTGCTCGATTATAACGATTCTTCATACTCTCAATCGCTCTAAGAGTTTCTGGAAAGTCCATCTTCTCTCTAATTTGGTCTAATAAGTAGATATCAGCACCAACCTTACCCCATGATTGAATAACCACATAGTCGCTATCCTCACCATCTTTAAAGGTTGCATCCACACTGATTAAGATTCTTGCTAGTTGTGGGAGCTTATCATAATACTTCCACCAATGTTTTTTGAGAATATTCCCCTCTGCTGCTGTTGGCCGACCTTGATACAAAGCATTGAATGAACTAGGATACTTCTTCCTATCTTCAATGAACTTGTGGCCGTATCTCTCTGGCCACAATGGAGTGCCAGGTGTTCTACCTAGCAAATCATTTTCTTCAGCTTCTAACGGTAAGTTAATGACGTTCCAAGGTAATGGTTCACCGTATTCAGGATTTAACAACCTACCTTGTAAATCATCTTCATGCCATCTTGTCAAAATCAGAATAACAATTGCACCTGGATGTAAACGAGTTGAAAAACTATCTACCCATTCATCCCATAACTTATTACGGTATACTTCTGAATTGGCTTCTTCCCTTGTTTTAATCGGATCATCTATAATCATTAAATCTGCACCTTGGCCAGTTACACCAGATAACGCACCTCTTGAAATCATACCTCCAACTTCATTCGATAAGTAGAAGTCGTCAACGGCCGATGAACTGGTACTTAATTGAATGTTAAACAATTCATCACCGAATTGATCTATCTTTTCTTTATTCTTCTTCCCGAACTTCTTCGCAAAGTCTTGGCCGTATGAAATCTCAATCACACGATGCAAAGGGAATTTCCCTAAATAATAAGATGGTAAGGTTTCAGTAATCGTCATAGACTTACTATGTCGTGGTGGCATATTTAATGCGATGTATTGATTCTCCATCGGAATTAGACCATTCATCATATCCTGTTTCTTTTGTATGGCCTTTTGGATAACATCAGATATATATAATGTATGTGTTGCGTGTTTATATCCTACATGGCCGTATACATATTCTACATAACTTCCATAATCTCTTTTAGCTAACTCTTGTTTAATCGCCTTCAGACTTGGTAAGGAGTGATTCAAGTTGTTTCAACTCCTTAACATCCAACTTGCTTAGATCGTGCTTGATTTCCTGTTTATTGGTCATCTCGCCACTATGCTCAATCTCTTGTTTATCTCGCCATTCTTTAGCCTTACGATTTTTCAACCAGAAAATTTGAGCTGTAGTGTCAGGTGTAACTTCTTTAATAACTTCTCTTGTGATTACACCATCTTCTTTAGTTACCTCTGTATATGAGTAACCCAACGCTCTTTTTAACAATGCGTTCTCTACTTGACGATCAATTACTTCTTTTCCCTTTTTTAAGGACTCCGAGAACTCTGAATACTTCTTTTTCCATTCGTATAGAGTAGATGTAGCAATGCCCATGTTATTTGCTATCTGTTCATCTGTTAAGCCATCTCTAGCCCAACCTTGGAGAAGTAATAACCCTTCTTCTGTTAGCCATTCTTCATACTTCGCCATCTATCCCACCTCACACGCTAATTGCTTAATTATATTTCCTTCGACCCCCACCACTAGTCATATTAAGAAGGATTAACCCTGGTATTATTCATACCTCACCAAATATAAAAAAAGAGTCCCTCACTCGATAAAGGACTCTTTTATCATTCATTATTAAATTGTCAAAGATCATATAAAAGGGGAACTTTTATACTTGTGCAAATAAAACTACAAACTACTGTTACAGTGTATATAATATAAATATTTTCTGTTCTTACTCAGAAATATTTACTTGAAAAGTATTTTCCGATACTTCTCTATTTATTAGTATATTCTTTATTTCCTTTATTTTCTATCTTCTCGTGTACCAAATAGTGCCATGTTACGTTCTTGTTTCGTAGAGTGCAGTATCACTTTTCATCGAATTCAAATCCTGCATTTTCTAATTCTTTGTAAAATTCTTCATCTGACATATTACCGAATATAGAGTCTATTTCTTTTTGGACTTCTTCATCTGTAACAAAATCAAAATCTTTTTCATTAAACATAACTACATATCCATTTGTGTAAACTCTGATTCTCCCACTAATGCCACCGTTTACTATTTCTGCATTGTATGTTTCTCCTGCAACAATTCCCAAAAAACTGTCATTACGTTTTGCTTTAACCTTCATTTCTTCAACTCCTTTTATGTCCCTATAATTGTCGATAACCTATTGTCTCGTAGAGTGCATTACTTTTTGTAAATATAAATATCGTAATAAGTTACTTGGTCAAGACCTATTTTATAAATTACATTAGAAAGTAACTTACATTTAAAACCTATTCTTTGTAGTACAAATACAGGGAAACAAACGATATTTATAATAATTATGGATACAATTATTAGTATTGTTTGCCACCAATTAAAGTTAAAATTCATCATTACTTCCACCTCCATTTGTTGCACAATATTTGTCTAGTGTTCATCAAATCAAATAAAACGCTTCAGCCACCAAACTAAGTAATTCATTCTTTTCTCTGTAATACTGCCTTCTACTTATCTTTAAATCACTTATTACATCATCATCAAAGAAACCGAATATATACCGTTTCTCCCATATATGCTTTTGTCTGTCGTGTAATTCATTGTGAAGGATGTCTAATTTCCGTTTAATCCTTGTCTTCTCTTGCAATCGTTCTTCTATATCCTCAATCTTAATATACATTGATTCGATCGTGTTACTCACTTCACCATTACTAGAGCTTTCTCTTAACTCATATGAAGGAGTGAGCTTTATTTGTGGTAAATCATACTTTAGATTTTCGATTTGAGCATCTATATATCGGTAACTGGATAATATCTTTTCTGCTTTCCTTCGTATAACAGATGTGAGTTTAAATTCTTCATATACCTGTTCCATCTTATTCTCCTTTCAAATCTTCTCTGTTTTCTGCTTTACAGATTAATTTATAAAGAGGTGCCCCAATTTCTTCTATAATTGATAATGTAGTCTGTTTATATGGATCATTTTTACCATCTACGACTTCCAAAATATTCCCTCTACTACGTTGAACTAAATCCCCAACCTTGAACTCACACTTAACCTTATACGGCTCACCTTCTACGATTCGTGCAAGTGTCACTAAATCTAAATCCAAAACACTATGCAAACTAATTAAAAGTGATACTTTATCAGGATTTGGATAAGTATATCCTTTTAGAGTTTTTTCTTGTTCTTCAGTAATAATAATCTTCTCCACTTAAACTCCCCCTTGATTCAAGTCTTTCATATCCTTTAACTGTATCTTCAAGATGTTGATATACTCCGTTGTACTTGTATAAGCGTTTTTCCACCTCATACAATTAGCTTCTGCCACTGCTTCTTCTCGTCTGAATTCACTAGCAGCCATTTCTGCTTTCATTTCACGTTCTTTACTTGTGCCATTCGGATCTAAACTGTATACAGTAGCCACCGTTTCTTTCCGTTTGCTCTCTGCTAATTTCCATGCTTTTAAAGATTCACTGTGTAATTTACCTGTCCATGTAAGAATTTCAGCATATAACTTTAACTTTTTCAGTACATCACCTGGTAAATCATCGTTTAATGTGTTTACTTGTTTATATAGAACACCTAATTGTTGTTCTGGTGTTAATCGTTCACTCACTTCTTCACCAACTTCAACACTTCTTCTACAGCATACTCAATTAACACTCGTTCAAATGGTGTTAATGCTGCTACGTTTTCTAAACGATCATGTATATTTTTAATAATCTCTTTTTGTGTCATTTCTTTTTCCCCCTTAACTTCGCTTCCTCTAACGTTTCCCATCCCCATGTTTTGGTGTGTTTCATACAGATAATCTTTTTACCTGGATAACGATATTCAAACAGCTTTTTCTTTATTTTAAATACTTCTGTTTCTTTCCCTTTTATATCTACGATTTCTACTCGTCCATCTGGATAAGTCACTTCAAAATCAGCTATATACTTAATCGCTCGTATCTTTACACCTTCATCATTTCGATATGAATCTTGCAAGATATATTGAGGATGGCAAACAAAGAATGATATAATATTAGCTTTTTCTAATATTTTAAGATGTTTATAGTACAGGCTTTCCATTTGGCTATCGAACTTAATACCATCTAATTTAACTTTGTTAGCGTTATATTTAGTCACAATATCGACCTCAATTCATAGACAAACTCTTGTTTATTTAGTACTGCTATTTCAATCAACGCATATAATGGATCAGTGGGTTTTAAATTTTCTTTTCTGTTTAAGAGCAGGAGGATATCCTGCTCATATTTTCTAATTAAGTCCTGTA